GAAGACTAGCTTCTCTTTTGTTGAAGTCTAGCCTAAGCAGTTTTCATGGCCTGATGAGGAACCGAAACCCAAATAGGGGTCGCCATGTGGTATAATGTATTTATTTGGAGGATGCTGCTTGTCATCCTGGTCTTGTTCGTCAGTTTTGCGTCCCTCTTGTTTATGTGGGGAGGCTTTGGAATATTGCTGGCTCTGCCAGCCTTACTTATTGGTTTTTGTGGTCCAGTCGGTTGTGCCTTAATCATGATCCTAGGTCCCTTGTCTGGCTATGTCTTTGTCTCCATTTTTCGCGATAGCCTTGCCCGCGAAGTGGCGATCATTGATTCAGTGGGTGAAGAGGCCGCCTTGTGGGTCTCTTCGGATGTTAGCACATTTTCGTCCCACCCGCTCAAGCTTGTGATGAGGGAAGTTATCTGGATGGGCCATGACGAGTCAGGGATCTGGCTCCAAGCATGGGCTCATACCTTGAAGCTCCCCGTGGAACTGCAGGATATGGTGGGGCGAGGTGCTGCACAGTTTGGCTCCATTTTGTGGTCAAGACTCGTGCTTTGGCTACACGCTGGCATGACGGAGTGGCCATCTGCTGTCTTTTCCTGTTTTGCCATTTGGCGCATTGCCAAACAGGCAAAAGCATTGGGGGTTTGGTGGTACACAAAGTTTTGGTGGCGTTTAATCACAGTCCTCATTTTCCTTTACCATCTTCCCCCGGACGTGATGGTTCCTTTGTTGTTTAGGGGCTGTTACTGGTTCTTGCGGGAGGTTGTTGCCATAACTCACCAGCGGAAGGAAGCTTGGGAGTGGCTCCAGACTTTTTATGTTGCCATCCTTGTTAAATTTATTGCTTGGGCCGAGTCTGTTAATAGTGAATTTGAGAAGCACCACTCTCTGGCCATTGCTAGAGGCTCTTCTCGGCTCACTCACCATTTCAAGTCAATGGTGATGACAGCTTCCATTGTTGTGTCTGATTTGGCACTGCCCTCCTATGTGAGAACAAAAGGGCCTCTTAGGCCCGACCGTGAGACCCTGGAGGCTTCTTTGACACTCATGAAGGACCTTGGTTGGCCCATAAATGTGAATGTCACGGACCCTGTTCCGTTGGCTTCCCAGTCCTTTAAAGAGTGGGTGCTTTGCGGATCAGACTTTAAGCAGGGAATTCATAACCTCAAGATGCAAATCGATGAGGACCTTGAATCCCTGCGCATTGCTGGCATCCGGTACAGAAGGTCTGAGGAGTATGCCTCTGTTGAGAATGAGTTGGAAGCCACCTCCCGGTATTTCCGCTCTCCGAGGTATGATTATCCTGACCTTGACCTGGATGATGTCTGGTTTGTCCTGGGGGACATCTTCAGGCATTCCCGGCTTACATCCTTCAACTACATCATTCGGATGTGGGAGAAAAAGTATGCATTGGGTGCTTTTATGAGGGATCCCCTTAGGCTACGCAGTAAGTATAAACGTTCCAAGTTCATCCATGACTTGGGCGGCTATGGCCCTTTTAAAGCATTGTGGGCCCGTACCTTCTGGGCCGCAACTCAGATCCTGCCAGTTTCAGCTGTGTCTGTGAAGGGCGAGGCTTTGCCTGAAAAGAAATGGGCCAGCAACATGGTTCGGTCCATTATTGGCTCACCTATCACCCAGTACATCTTGTCAACCATTTGGAATTATGGCCCCAATCACAGGTTTTCATGGGTATCGACACCCATCAAAATCGGCATGCCACTCAATGGTTACTGGATGTCCACTATTTGGCAGCGTCACTCACGCTGCCAAATTCATGTGGAGGGTGATTTCACTGCTTTTGACAGTACAATCAGTGGGAAAGTGGTTGAAGTGATCAAGGCCATCCGGAAGCATGGCTTTGAACACCACAAGGACAGAGATCGAATTGCTGACTTGATTGACGTCAATTATGAACAGGTTGTCCACCAATTGTTGAACACTACTTCCACTGGAAATGTGTACAAGAAGGGAACTGGTTTGACAACTGGCCACTCCTCAACTAGCATGGATAACTCTGTGGGTTTGGTGGTGCTTTATTTGATGGCGTGGAAAGACTTGACTGGTCTGTCATCTCGAGAGTTCATGTATTATAATGAGCTCTCTTGTTTTGGCGATGACCATGTTTTGTCAATCCTGGCTGCAAAGCCTGCTGTGTGGACACCGAAGAATATCCGGTCCACGATGGCTAAGTGGGGCCTCACTAACAATTTGGAAGTGAAACAGTCACTTAATGAGGTCTCTTTCCTTTCAAAATGGGGAAGACGTGCAACACCTGCAGAAAGGGCAGAGCTTAAAAAGTTTGGGCTCGATGTCCCTTTCGTGGTGTGGCATGATAAGAAGAAATTAGTCGGCAAGTTGACTGCACCAGTCAAGAATGTTTCAGCCACATACAAGGCTAAGCGTTTACTTAGCTATCTTACGCTGACTGCACACCACCCAGATTTGTATGATGGCATATGCAAAGTCCTGGTTAAGTCACCAGCCATCATGACCCATATTAGGCACAACAAATGGCGCATTCCGTCTTATCAGACTGTGATGCGCAATTGGTACAATGCATCTCCTCCTCCTAATCAAAGTGATAAGTTAGTCTTGGAGGATCAAGCAGAGTTTGAAAATGTTGGGCAATTAATCGAGTATGGGGAGGTGAGTGCTCTAGATGCATTTGTCGGGGCCTTATCCATGGCGCCTGACCTGTTGTCTCCTTTATTGTTCAACTATGGGTACATGCGGGCCTTGCAGACCTTTTTAAGGTCTCGGCTTGCCTGGATACCCGACTTGCTTTGCCTTAACAATCCCATATTAAGTGCGGGCATGTTGGAAAACGTGTGCTCGAGAACTCCTTATCGGTTTCTTGAGACCTCGCTTTTTGTCCCTGGGCTTAGTGGTGTTAATGAAAGCACCCTACTTTTGCGGCACTGGCTCTTTTGCTGGTACTGTTCAAGGAGGCCAAAGCAGAGACTTGGTGCGTGGACAAACATGATTGTTGCCAAGTTTTCGAATTTACAATTCTTATTGAATGGCAGAGTCATGCTGGAGTCACGACAAAATGAGATTGGGCTTGACTTATTGATTGTTTGTGCCTTGTTAAGTTTAGTGAGTGTCCCGGACTGGATGTCACCTTTGGGCAAGGTGACGTTGCCGGACCTCCAACTCATACTGGATTCCATCATACATTTCCTCACAGTGCTCATTTGGCAAAGTGTTCCTCCTAATTTTAGGGAAACAACACCTACGTTGCGCACTTTTGATAGGACAGGTGGGCCCATTGGCGTCCAGGCACCCACAGGGACTGGGAAGTCAACTGGTTTCATCCAACACCTTGCAATGGTTGCAGGGCATAGGTTTCGCAAAATCATAGTTGTTGAACCTCGGAGTCTTTTGGTTCATGGGCTTGTTCAGTTCATGTCTGATAATTATGGGCTGGACGTGTCTGGTGCCACTTCTGGCCTTAAATTGGACACCTCCAAGAGGGTTTTGTATGTCACCCCACAAGCACTTATGGGCCATCTTGAGCTCTTGAATCCTGAAAATTTGGTTGTTCTTGATGAAGCCCACTTGGGTGAAGCCTTTTATGACGCCCTCCGGATTATCATCCGTAAGGCCAAACTCCCATCATTATGGGTTTCTGCAACACTTCCAGAGCATTTGAGGGCCCAATGTCAACTAGTGTTAGACATACCCATTGCAAATCTATGGACAGTTGGTGAGCAAGTTGTCAGGTATGATATTGATGGCATTTCATCTGTGTTGGCACATTATCAAGATTATTGCCTCAATGTTGCCAACACGTTGACCCCATCACAAAAGGGCCTATTCTTTGTTCCAACAGTCAAGATGGCTGAGTTTCTTGCGGAGAACTGTAAACACAGCAGTTTTGCCCTGCACTCTCATTCAAAATTAAATGCCCGTTGGGAATCACGGGCAATCTTTGCCACGCCTGTTGCAGATGTCGGCCTCACTATCCCTGATGTCACCCTCGTTGTGACACCGAACTTCACAACTTTGAGTGGCAACAAGTTAGTAGCTTTGGACCGGCATACTCGTGCCCAGCGCAAAGGTAGAACTGGCAGAACTTCAAATGGAACATTCCGGCTGGTCACATATGGTGGCCCTTTTGAGGATCTGGGCGTTAAGTCAGCATCATCTCCTGACAGCATACGTGAGTTGCTGCTTTCAGGAATGCCAGTCGCCTTGGCCAGTGTGCTTGGCCAAGAAAATGTCATCCGTGCCTTTGGCGTTGAGCCCCCTGATGAAAGCGAGGAAATTGATGGCATTCTCAATGACCTAGAGGTTTTCCTTGCCAATATGCGTCCAGTCCTCTTAGGTGCACAGGCTGCGCGGGAGACAGGTGACCCTTCTTTCGGCCCGCCACAGATCTTGCATCCTACTGGGACTGGTATAAGTAGTTCATATCCTCAGCCCGAGTCTGGGATTGATGAAAAGATTCTTGAAATGGCAGCGGATCTTTTGTCTGCTAAGGCAGTTCATGGTTCTGAAGTTAATGATAATTTGCTCAGGCAATTGGATACCATGGCTGGTCCCGTAATCAGAGTTGGCAATCTTGTTAGGGCATTGTTAGCCGGTGAAAAGACCGACACATTGAATCCCAAGAATGCCATTCCGACAGGTAGTCTAGAAGATGTATATGCATTGAAAGGCATATATGATATTCTAGTGCACCTTGACGAATAATATGTTTTCCCCTGACGAGATATCGAAACTGGCCACCAGTCGGGAATAAGTTATGTCAACCCATTCAGAAACTGAATCTACGGCAACGGAAACAATTGCCCGGCAAATTGAACACATAAAGTCTAAGCCAGTGTCCCTTGGTGGTGCTGGCGGTTATTTCGTCACTAAGTCAAAGTTGGACCACATTGAGCAAAAACTGCTTTCTGCTCTTGAACAGTCCGCCACGACATCAGACAGTCCTTCACGCCTTATTGAGCTGCAAGAAGAGCTCAATGAGATTCGTGACTCTTCAAAGAAAGCTCAAGCCGATCTCGAACGCACTCAAGCAACTTTAAAAGAGCGTACAGCCACGTTTGCTAAGGTCACTAGGGACCGTGACACGCAACAGGCTCTGGCCAAAAGCCGGCTTGAAGAGGTTGAGCGAACCCACGCTCAATATCGGGAAGCATTGGCTGAGGCCAAGAACGAGCGCGAGCAAAGTCGAGCCCTCCTTGCTACGGCATCTAAGGGCTTTGACCCAGACCGTGCTCAGGAGCTTCAAAAGAGTGTTGATTCCTCTACTGCCAGGATTAAAGACTTGCAGCGGGATTTGGAATTGATTAATGCTGACAAGAAAGCACTTAATGCGAGCTTTCAGGAAGCCAATGCCCAATTGGCTGCCCTTTCTAGCGAGCGAACAGTGTTGCAAGGCCGAATTAATGAGCTCTTGACAACCAAGAATCTGGCTTCATCAGATGTTGTTCCAGAAATTACAGTTGCCAGGCCAGAGTTAAATTCCAAGATTCTCCAGAAAATGATTGGCGAACGTGGCATCAATTGGCTCCACAAAGCAGAGCAGCAAATGGTAGATGATTATCGCAATCGCGTCTACAATTTGCGGCTGGCCACTAAGTACGCAAATTCACCCAATGTCAAGTCCATTTCCGATCTTCTCCAGATAGTATTAAACTGGTGTAAGAATAAGACATGGAAAGCCCGCAAAATTATTGCCGGCTGGGTTGACATGATAGAGGCCCACATTAGGGCTGGGGCAGTCCGCTCAGTCAAATTCTATCATGATGAACTACGCAGGATCTCAGATGAGTTTGATGAGCAGAGGGCCCACCATAATGTTGAACCTGGACAAAAGTTACGCTGGTGGGAAGATGCTTACTTTTATGCAAAGGTATTCTACGGCAGGGCCAAACGTTCAACCAAGAGGACAACATCTTGGTTTTCCCGCACCCTCAAGAAGGTTGGCGGGTTTTTCTCCAAGTTGTTTGGGTTCCGAGAAAGTCTCAAGTTGGAACCTGAAGATTTTGACGCAGAAGAACTTCTTAAAAGAGAAGGTCCTAGCGTCTGGGAGAAGGGTAAAATGAGGGCTGGGACAGCTCCCCCTCCTCCCCCTCCGCCTGCCCCAAGCAGAAAGGTCAATGCCATGGCCGAAAGGCTGGCAGGACTAATGGGAGGGCGGAAGTGAGGATAATTCACATTAACCTCACACTTCCAGACCCTAAATTAAGATGGGC